TCCCATTGGTATTTTTCATCAATTTCATTACGTTGTTTTACCATTTCGATTAATCCTCCAATGGTACTATTTTAGCATATTTGAAAAATGCTTTCTATTAATTTCTATTAATACTTGAAAACTTATAAAATAAGGCTTTCTGATTTTAATAGTTATCTATTAATTTCCAATAGTTTATAAAAACCGTATTCAAAACCGTATTCAATTTTCTTGCCCGTATAGTTAAAAAAGCGAACTGAAAACAGTTCTTTTTTTATTGTCTATTCTAATAGACATTCTTAAAAATTTCCGTTATAACGGCAATAAAAAAGCCCCTTCCATTTGGAAGGGGTTAACCGTTATTGGTTTTTATTTTCTAGGGCTTCGATCCGGGAGATTAAACTTGTTAATTCTTCCTTTGTAGCAAAGGTTTCCTTTGCCTTGCTCAAAGTTTGAAACGGATCCCCGCCATTCGCTAGCTTGGTATCTATTAAGGCGTCCAAGCCTAGTTCTAAATGTTTGTTCTTAATGGTTTCCGTCATTTGGCTTTGAAGCGCCGTATAGTTGACAAAAGTTTGATAAGCAAAATCTGAAGTTAGGTAGGTACTTAGATCCACCGCTTGCCCGGCCGGTCTAGCTTCCAGCGCTTCAATTCGCTGGACTAGGGCGCTATCATTGTAAGGCTGAATAGGGTGATTTTCAAAATACCGTTTAACGGTTTCAGAAATATCCAAGGGGTGAATGTTCAAGTATTCAGAAATTTCGTGTTGAATATTGACTTTTCCAAGCTCCACTACTTCAGGCGCTTGATAATTTTCAACCGACTGAATAACGTCAATTTTGGCGCTTTGATCGCTTGGAAAAACATAGTCCCCGGATTCGATTTCTAATTGATAAACTCCCACCGGTAAGATCTTCAAGATCTTAAAACTCACTTTTGAGCCTTCTACTGTGGTTTCAATCACTAGTTTACCCTTTGAGCCTACAAGCTTTACTTTTGCGTTTTGCCCGTCTAGGTTTTCAATAGGTTTACCAGCATAATCAAGTAACTCAAATTCAAACGTTGAACCAAAATCACCTTGTTTTATAACTTCCCCGCCTTTGGTTTGCTTTAAATTTGTAGAATTAATTCCCATCATTCCAGCATACCCCATAGATCCGTGCGGTTACCCGCTTCATCCACGGGACCAATAGCCATATAATTCCGATTTCCGGAAGTTCCCACGTAAGAGATCCAGCGATAGCCTGCATTGGTACCCTTGGAATCATAATGAACCTTTTCACCCGGTTGATAAGTTGCCACAATTTCACCGGTCAGATCCGGATAGCGGCGGACATTGATAGGACTATCACCCACTGTAAAAGTAGCTTCTTCAGGGAAGAAAGGTACTTCATGGCTTTCCATGACTTCCGTAACGATCTCTTTGAGTTCGTCTTTTGGAAGTGGTTCGCCTTTAGGACGGAAGGCCGTAGGGTACAAAGTAGAATAAGGAAAGGCCATAAGATTGAAAGCACCCCCACCATTTGGCCCAGCTTCACCGCCTTGGTTTTGACCAAGGAACCAGCCTTGGTTTCCGTCAATATCTGCTACAAACGTTGCGACGTGAGAAACCGGGGTCCATTCGTTTTCTGTAAAGATACAAACTTCCCCGCCTTCCATGCTTTCTACTTCATCAAAATAATCAAGAATACCGTTATTATAACGCTGTTCCCAAATATCTTTCACATAGCCCGATACGGTACAATTAGCAAAGGGAACACCTAGCCAAATACAATATTTAGCGTAACCGTCCCAGCATTGCCACCCGTAAGATCCATCAATATCAAACCCGTACCCTAGCACTTCATTTTGAAATAGTTGAATTTTATCCATTTTTAAAACCCCTGTTATTTTTTCCAAGCGTCATTAGCTGTTTTTACAGCTGATTCAATAAATGTATTTAACTGATCATTAGTTAAATAAATGTTATAAGCTTCAAGGCCTTCAATAAGGCTTGTTTTTGCGTGTTCTAGCTTATCAGCGCCGTGAATGTCCAATTTATCGGCCACTTGTTCGGTAGCCTGTACGGCGTTTTTAGCTAGGATTTCAGCGGTTTCAAGTGCTTTCTTCCCGCCACGGGTTAAAAGGTATTGTTTAACGGAATTAACCACAATACCAACTAACACTACTAGAATACTCATAGCCCCGCTTACAACAATATCAGTAATTTGATTCATCTTTTTTCTCCTTTTTTCTTTTTAATTAATTTACTAGGCTGTTCTAGCCCTTCTTTAAGTTGGAATTTTTCGTGATCTATGTTTTGTTTAACAAAACGATCAAGGCCCGGAATTTCTACGCCTAGCGCTGACAAACTAGCTAAAATGCTAGATCCATAGGCCGCCATCATGGCCATTATAAAAGCGTCCACAATGGGCGCTAGATTCATATATAACGCGAACGGGTACCCAATCGCCGTTATCAGGATCATGGCCGTGTGACTGACTAAACCTTTCCGCCATTTACGGCTAGAAAAGTCATGGTAAGCCCACGCCCTTGATACTCCTAAAACAATATCAAGGGCCACGATCAGCATTAAGGCAAAAACGATAAAATGTTCATCAATCCCGTGGGCGTAGAAGTCCTTAACCACCTCAAAAATTCCAAAAATTCCATCCGGTTCAATTACTTCCACAAGTCACCTTTATTCCTTTCCAACAAAAGGCCATGCTGTTGCTGTTCCTAGTTCCAGCTTACCGCCTTTCATAAATTCGCTGATTGGTTCACCATTGTAAGTGAAAGCTTTTTGGGCCTGAATTAAAATCTTAATTCCTTCCCCGTCAACTTCTTCATGGCTAGGATCTTCTAAAACAAATAAATCATCTGTTTGGAAAGTGTCGCCGGTTTTAGCGATAGGCAAAAGGTCCATATACTGTTTATAGATAGTTCCATAAGTGATATTTTTGGACATTACAGCATTTAAAATTGAAACGTGTGTCAATTTAGCGTTGTTTTCCACTAATTTATTAATGGTTTCAAGCTGTTCTTTCTGCTCTTTAACCTTTTGATCTCGCTCTTTGGCTTTGATCTTCAGGTTATCAATTTCCTGTACGCTTTCAGACATTGCCTTTTCGGCGTATTCAGACTTAAAGTAAGCGTCTTTAGCAAGTTCAATCGCTTCAGCGTCCGGCTTGTTCCGGTGATCCCCCGCTACTCGCTGGGTGAAGCTATCAAAGCCCCCACTAGTTGCGTTTAAAGAAATGTCTGTGTGTGTGATTTTTCCATCTTCATCATATACCGGGTATTTCCCTACTACTGCATAAGTCCGCATTATTCAGCTCCTTCTACTTTTAATTCATTGAGTTGGTTTTGAAGTTCTTCTTTTTCTTTTTGAAGTTCTTCAAATTCTGCTTGTAATTCATCTTTAGCTTTCTGAAGCTCTTGTTTTTCTTCTTCCAGCTTTTGAGTATATCCTTGATAACTCTTTACTTGCGTCTGAAGTGTCGCAATAATTACTGCTTTTTGTCCGATTTCTGAAGCTAGTTCAGAATGTACACTATTATAAAAATCTTCGTTCATTGATTTTCCTTTCTATTTAAAGCCATATTTATTGATGAGATTGGATTTTATATGATTTTGAACAGCTCCATTTTTTAGATCCCAACCATAACGGGCTATAATACCAAAACAAGTCAGGATATCCCATAGATAGCCTCCTACGTTTTGTGATCCTTTCCCAATAAATAGATCATCTATATAAGCTTTGCTAAAATGCTTATCCCCACGGCCTAAATTATGTTTAACGCCGTTTTCATTCATTGGAATTAAGAAGGTGTTTCCGTCTTCGGTGTTATTATGTATTAGCCAAGGACTGCGATACTTTCCGTTTGAATAGATGGCGATCCGATCAGCCACTAATTCATAAAACGATTCATTAACACCATTTCCTGAGCCTGACCAAAGGCGGGTCCCGGCAAAGGTTGCATTATTTGTATTTTCTGTTTTATCGTGGTTAGTACCTAATACGATCATAGCAGAATTAGGATCCCGGAAATGTTCAGCAATAAAACCGCTACGGGTCATTTTAAGGAATTGTGAAGAACTTGTATCATCAATCCGGCGAATGGTTCCGGTGTTTGAAAAAAGATTAATCGTACCTTCATTCAAATCTATTACCGTCTTATCATTCACGGCTGAAATTTTCTTACCCCTCATCCAATCCACCAAAGCATATTCAATCTTAGCTTTAATAAATTCAGCATTTAAACCAGCTATATTATTAACATTCAGATTGAAAATGTTAGCTTTTGAAGCGTCAATTTCCTTAATGTGCGCCGTGTCGATTTGGGCATTTCCGATCATGGATTTTTTAATAACACCATCTTTAATATAGGTTTTTTCACCAATCGAAAGCAAACCTTCATTAATTCTTATTGAGCCGTCCGGGTTCAAATTTAATTGCCCCAGCACGTCCCCAGCGCTGTTTAGGTTCCGGATTGAATAGTGATTATTTAGCTGTGTTACTTGTGTCCGGACTGCTTCAGTCCCTTGCGCAATTTGAATTGCTTTAGCCTGTGCATTGCTAGCTAGTTCTTTAGCTTCCCCGCTTGACTTATAAGCGTCATCAAATTGGCTTGGTTTGTAAGGTCCCGTTCTTGATCCACGGACCAAAATAGGCTCTTTAAATTCTACCCAGCCATTTTTAACAAGGTAGATATAAAAAGGAAAATTATGATCTTCACCAAAAAGGAAATCTTCCCGGACCGTAAAAGTTTGTTGAAACTCAGCCCATTCATCCAAAGGCGGTCTATTCTTACCAATTTCAGCATTTAATAGAATCTTGTTTAGTTTGTGGTTTTTTACGTTAAAAGCAAAATCATGATCCGGATAAGTTTTAAAACGGTATTTAAAACCTAGGGTATAGGTTTCACCCCTGTATATTTTCTTGACGTAAATAGGCAATGAAAAACCGGTGAAGTTATACCCGGTTAAACCTTGCGCCTTAATGCTAAATACTCCATCGTTTAGGGTAACTTCTACGCCGTTTCTGTTCGCATTAACAAGGGTATTGGTTGCCATAGACATTGAATTGACAATCAAATTATTATCATCCGTTACATATTTTCCAACTTCCGTTTGAAAAATTTGATCATTCAAAACCATCCGGGAGATATTACTTGCTATTTCACTCCCTACCGTACCAAAGGCCTGTACAAACACATCCGACGTCCGGACAAAATCACTATAAGCCCGCTTATTGTCTGAAAGCTCCCGTGTAATTGTCGCATACTGACCATCTAGCCCGTTCTTATAAGTCGCAAACTGTGTTAATTGCCCATCTGTTTGATTAAACTTTTGTTCAATTTCACTAATTTTTTCATTATAAGTATTTTTAGCGACGTAGTTTTTCCCAAATTCAGCGCGCTCCCGGCTGATACCTTCAGCGGTTTTAGTTTCCAAAAAGCGGTTGAACTTTTCTGAAGTGGTTCCGTCCGGGTTGAAGTTTGTAGAAATCGTGTCTAATTTAGTCTTCAGTCCTTGCGCTGTTCTTTCAAATTCAGCTTGTGCCTGTGTTACTAAATACTCTTGATCTTCCGGGGCTGGGACCCAATCAGTTTCATTAGTTCCAGCGGAAACAATCAAATTTTTAATCTGTACATTCCCGCTTCCTTCATCAAGGTTTAAATAAAATTCAATGCTTTCAATGTCTTCAGGGTTTCCCTTGGTGTAACCTTTCCAAATAAACGGCTCTGAATACTTTCCGGTTTTTTCGCTAGAAACATCAATGAATTGTTTACCTGTGGTAAGGTTGTTCATTGCATAATCCCATTGTGCCTGACCGTTTTTGTATCTTACTACCCGGTTAATCCGGAATTTCTGAACACTATTTTCAGCCTGATAATCAAAAGAAAGTCTTAGCTTTTGATCAGTTCCCCAGCCGTGGGAATCTTTTGAAAACGTGTAAAGTTTGGTATTATTCCCGACGTCTGCCGGCTTCCCTGTGCCTAAAACGTAGTTTCTCAAACCGATATTAGTAGTGAATTTCTCCTTCACCCCGTCAATCAGTTCAGTTACTTCCGCTTTGCTTGGTTTGCCGTCCAAATCAGCCTGAATCTTTGTTTTAAAAGTAGTTAGTTCATTTTGGGCCGTTTGGTTTTGCTGTTTGATCGTTTCAAGTTCGCCTTTTGCCTGTTCCGCTATTTTCTTAGCGTCGTCCGCAAGCTTACCAAGGCCGGATTTATTCAAAGCGTCATTGATCTGTTGTTCAGTCTTTGCGCTTTGCTGATCCATAGCCTGTTTCAGCTCATTGAATTTCTGATCAATCTTTTCTCTTAGGCTCACTTCATTGTAGGTCCTTAGAATTTCTTCCCAAACTTCCCCGGTCCAGCGTAGCATGATTTTATGGCCTTCATGTTCCGGATCAGGTTTGTACCAAATATCATTAATCATTACCTTTTTAGGGTATTTCTTTGTAGGATCTTCAGCACCGTACCAATTCGTATTAAAGCCATCTGCCGTCTTGATAAAGTCCGGCAAGTTTTCGATAAAGCTATTAAATTCATTATTGATAAATTCTTCTACAGCTTTATCTGCCACCGCCTGAACTTTGGAAGAAGAACTTTCACCGATCTGATCCCCTAGCTTGATATCACTAGACTGATTATTTAAACGGTTGAAAGTAATTTCAAAAATCCGTGTATCATAGTCTAGTTTCTTATCATGTCGGACAACTCGGATAGTGTCCCCGATTTTCACGCCCCGTAAATAGACGCTTGAAGTTTTCAAGGTTAATTGTGGACGTGCTGAATTAATCAAGGTTTGGTAAGTCAACTTAATCAATTCATTAGGGTCTTCTTCTTCGTTAAATTCCGTAAATCCAATTTTAGGGCGCATGGTACCGTCTGAATTTTTGATCCCGTAAGTCCTAGTCATTTCAGGAATTTCTAGGTATTTTTGGCCTTTAGGCTTATCCAGCGGGTCCCCTTTGGCTTTGGACCAGACCACATCTTCAAAGGTGATCTTCCGGCCGTAACCGTCCCCGCCTTTTCCGCTTTCTTCAGCGCTTGAAACCTGTTCACCTTTTCCGCGTCCAATCAAGGCCGTGAAAATGTTGGTTCTTTCCACTTCCTTCAGGATCTCTAGCGCATTATGGCCATAGACTACCCGTTTCCCTACAGCTTCACCGATTTTCTTTTTGAAATCAATGTACCGGGCGCCTAATCCGTTACTATTCATTTCTACAAAAAACTGCATTTCAAGGCCCCAAACCTTACAGATTTTTTTAAGGGCGTCAAAGACTGAAGTATAGTAGAAATTCGTGCTGTGGTTTGTGGTATCGGCAATAAAACGGGCCTGCCAATTCGTACCCTGTAAGAGTTCATTAATTACCGGTTTAGCCGGTGTATTTTTAGGGCGCTTATCAAATACCGGGGTTTTCCGTAGTTCCTCTATACCGGATTGAACCCCGGTAAAGGTTGAAATTTCCCCTTTAGACGATTTTTGAGCGATATAGAAATAATGAAAAAGGTGTGTATCTTCCATTGATTGAATGGCCATATACTCCACCTTTTCAAATTCATCATCATTTAACGCCTTCATTTCAACCGTCAAGCGATCAGAAACGTAGTTATCGGTAGTGAGTGCGTATTTCTGAAGTGCTGACTTGATAGCGTTTCTTCTAACAACTTTTAAAAGCCGTTCTTCATTATCAAATAAATAAATCACGCTCTTTCATCCCTCCAAACTACTTTTTTTACTACTGCATTTACTGCGGTGATTGTGTCACCGTCCCGGACTTTAAACAATTCCAGCGGACTGAATCGGTCTAATTCGCTCAAAATATTCCGATTTCCATAAGTTGCCCGAACTTCATCCGGATCAAAAGAAATCACAATATCTTGCCCTGGTGCATAGCTCCCCGAAAAAGAAATAACTTTAGATCCGTTCACAATCTGAACCCGGTCAGTTACCTTTGAGGGCGTGACTGTGATTGATTCCGGCAATACTTCCACGGCGTCAATAAGAGAAACCGGCCCGGTTGAAGTTTGGGGGCGTTTCTTTTTATATCCGTCCGGAATTAACAAGCTGAATTTACTAACAATACTTAGGCTAGTTTCTTCAAAACTGTCTGCACCGTTGAAATAACCATAGTAAATATATTCCGGTTCATCCATGAAAGAAATTTCAAGGAATCCGCTTTGGGCGTGTGTCCTTAAAATTTTATTTAGTTTAGCGAACTTGTCCCGCATTTTGGCGCTGGTGTCCGCTTCAAGCTGGTATTTTATTTCCAGGGTGCGTTCTTCATCCGCAAGATCTTCCACCCAAACACCGCGCCGGCCTGTAACTTTGGTAGTAGAAACGTTTTGCGTAAGTAGCCCACGGCCTGAAACTGTTAAATGGCGGTACCCCTCAATTAAACTATTGAGGGGCTGGCCGTTAATAATTAGATTGTCGCTAGGCTCTAAAGCTGTAACGGCTTGATCTAATTTCTTCAGATTAGCGTAATTATACATACTTTTTTTACCTCCTAGTAACTATCTAAAATCAATTCCATTTGTTGCTCATTGGTGATATCGTTGGTAAATGCTCTATAAGCCGTATTACCTAATTTCAGGGTGATATCTGCCGGCTGTTGGCTCACTGTCAAAATTCCACCGTCAAAATTAACATTAGGATCATAAGCGGTAAGGCTTCCTAGCGCTCCATCCACGGAACTCAATTCATCTTGGAATGTTCCTGATAGGTCCTTATCAGTAAAGGCGTTAATAGCGCCTTGCGCCATATTCCCTACTGATTTCGCTACTTGTTCGGCCTTGCTGTTTACCCCAATAATAAAACCTTGGTCAGTGTATACCCCGAATTGACGGAATACCCGCGACGGTGATTTAATACCAAGCAAACCTTTGGCCCAATTTATGGCGCCTTTAACAGCACCGCCCACGGCATCAATAAGTTTTCCAGCGAACCCGGTTACACCTTTAACAAATCCTAGGATCAAATCCTTACCGACGTTAATCGCTCCACTAATGAAGTTTTTAGCGCCGTTAACGGCGTTTGTAAAGGCTGTTTTAACTGCGGAAACTAAACGGGAACCCGCGCTAGTAACCGTACTTACTACGGTATTCCAGCCGTTTGAAATGGTACTTCCGATATTAGACATAAAACTACTAATAGATGAAGTTATACCACTCCAAATACTTGAAACGGTTGAAGAAATACCGCTTAAAATTCCGGAAATGAATGAACTTATACTATTCCAAATACTTGAAATGGTTGAAAAGATAGCGTTCATTACATTTGAGATAAGCGAACTTATTCCATTCCAAATTGCTGTTGCTGTTGAAGTGATACCATTCCAAATTGAACCCAAAAAGGAAACGATAGTATTCCAAATAGCTTGCGTACTTTGTACAATGACATTCCAAGCGCCTGTAATGGCTTGCTTGATAAGATCAAAGTTACCTGTAACAAGTCCCACAATAGTGAGCAAGATTCCAGCAAATACCGCCTTAATGCTGTTCCAAATATTGGACCAAATTTCTGAAATGGTGTTAAGGATTGTTTGAATGGTGTTCCAAATAGCTGTAAATACTGTTGTAACTGTTTGAGAAATAGCGTCCCAAACTGTTGAAACTACTGTAGAAAGTGTGTTCCAAATAGTATTCCAAACATCTGAAATTGTAGTCATGATTGTTTGAATTACGTTCCAAACCGCTGTAACTGCCGTAGTAACTAAATTCACAATCACATCCCAAATAGGACCCACAACCGCTACGATAGTATTCCAAATAGCTGTCCAAATTTGGTTCAATAGTTCAAGCCCTGCTTGAATAACTTGAGTAAGGCCCTGAATGGCGATTCCTACCGCCGTTTTGATACCTTCCCAAATACTCAAGGCAACCCCTTTGAGCGTTTCCCACGCCCCGGACCAATCGCCATTAATGATCTGCATGATCGTTTTGATAATTCCAAGAATGACATTTAAACCGGTTTCAACTACGTTCTTGATCAAGTCCCAAACAGTTTTAACCATTGGAACTATAGCGTTCCATCCAGCTTCAATAATTGGGGCAATGGCGTTTACAATCGTTTCTACTACCGACTTGATAGCGTTCCATACTGTTTCAGCCGTCTGAAGAATAAGCTGGTGATTTTCATTCCACCAAGAAATAAGGCTTCCAAAGATCTGTTTTACAAAGGCCACTACTTCATTAATGGCGCTTGAAACAGCCTTAGAAACAGCCTGAAAGGCTGAATTAACCTTGTCCCTAAATTCCTCACTAGACTTATAAAGACCCACTAAACCGGCCACAAATAGCCCAATAAGACCAATTACAGCCCAAACCGGGGCGGAAATGGAACCTATTGCGGTACCGATTGAACCAAACACGCCGGAAATAGCTGAACCCCCAGCCGTTGCACTTTGGAAACCAGCGATCAGGCTTGAAATAGCACCTGAAACTTTACTTACAATTCCTACAATGGTACCTACTACCTTTGTTACCGTTCCTACTACCGTAAGGATTGGACCAGCGGAAACCACAATGGCGCCTATCCACTTTTGAAGCGGTGATAATGGCAAGTTATCCCAAATAGTACCTAATACCCGTACAATGTTATTCTTGAAGTTGATAATTGTATCTTTTAGGTTTTGCATTAGGCCTTTTATATCAGCGTTTTTCTGACCAAGGCCGGCCACAAGGTTTTGCGCTGAAGCTTTCATAGCTTCGAAGGATCCTGATACTGTTTCACTTGCTTCTTTTGCTGTGGTTCCGGTCACTCCTAGGCGCTCTTGTGTAACGTGAATCGCTTGAATTAACTTATCAAACGGAATGTCTTTCACGTTTTTAGCCGTAGCCTTGAAGCTGTCACCCATTACACCAGATTCATTAACCAGCCGGGCCATTTCTTCTTGTGTACCACCATACCCCAGCTTCAAGTTATCAAGCATGGTATAGTTATCTTTTGCAAAACCTTGGTAAGCGTTTTGAATGTCTGAAATGTTAGTACCGAACTTGTTCGCATTATCAGACATATCAACTATAGCCATATCCGCATATTTGGCGGCCTGTGCCGTGTCACCACCAAGCCCCTGAAGCAAGCTAGCACTAAATGAAGTTACCTGCTCCATGTATTTCACACCGGAAACGCCGGCCCGCTTGTATGCTGTTTCTGAATTTTTGATAACAGTATCAGCGGAACCCTTAAACATGGTTTCGATACCACCTACAGCCTGTTCCAAGCTTGCGAACGACTTGACAACCCCACCGATAGCACCAACCACCGGCAAAGTGAAACCGGCTGTCATTCCGGCCCCTACTTTGATCATGGAATCACCGACGCCGTGAAGTGTCCCGCTTAGTTTTTCAAGGCTTGACCCGGTTTGATTCCGCAAGCTCTCCAAAGAGCTTTGGGCTTCTTTTAAACCGCTTCTAAAGTCTGAAACGTTCGCCTTCAGTATGGCCGTTACGTCAAAATCTGCTCCCATTAATTACCCCCTTTCCTTGCTTGATTAATTAATCTGTTCCGTTCCGCCATGTCTAGTTTTCTAGGCGGTACGGCTTTTTCTGTAGGTTGATTTTTTTGGAAAATCCTGTCAAATTCTTCTTTATGGTTATAAAATTCTTCAAAATTCTTAAACGCTGGACGGGCTGACTTGCCCCGGCCTTTTTGCGCTTTAACAGATTGATTAAACCAAGCCTGAATAGCGGAGTTTAGGCGCTTATCTTCTTGCTGAATAGCGTAGGCCATATTATAAATTTCAAATTCTTCTAGCGTGGTCCGCATTGCTTCCCGGAAGGTCATACCGTGCCGGGCAATAAGGAGCGCTAGGGCTTCATCATAGCCAAAATTAGAACTTGACTGATCGGAGTTCCCTACTCTACTAGGTTCATTGCCTTTTTGAGTAGGGGCGACGCTTTTAACTCATTAACCAAGTCTTCAATAACTTTGTCATACTGATCATTTAAAATCAGTTCTTCAAGGTATTTTTCAATAGCTTCATTAGACGGCTTTTGTGCTTCCGTAACTGTTCCGGCTTTAATCACGTCGATAAATGCCAAAGGGTCATTTAAGGCTTTCCCGGCATTGAATAGCGTCATAGCGCCATAACCGGTTTTCATTCCTTCTAATTCCGCTGAATGAAGCTTGTTCATCTCACGCAAGAAACCGATTCCGAAATGTAAAGTATATTCTTTTCCACCGATAGTTAAAATCATGTCTTTTTTCTCCTTTAAATCCAAAAAAATAAGGGGCTTTTAAAGCCCCTGAAAAATTAGGCTGGTAACCCTGTACCTTCGCCCTCTTTAGCCAAAGTGTGGTATTCATATTGCGCCTTGTTAATGGCTGATTTTTGGGTTTCTGTAAGCGTGTCAGTGCTGATCACACCATTTCCATCAATAGCCATTTCATAAGTAAGTTCTACTTTATCATCAGCGGGCGCGGAAATTTCAAAGTTTTTGAAGAATCCTTGGTAGTATTCCACATCATATTTTTCCTTACCGTCGTCTTCAAACTTACTTGCTAGGTCCACAATCCAAACTTCAATTTTATCCGTATTACGGAACCATTTACGCATTTCCTTCCACATATTGACCGTATCTTTATCTTCACGGTAAGCAAGTGAAGTAAATTCGCCTGAAGTTTCACCGTCTGAAACTGAGTTCACAACTCCATCCTTGGTTTTCGTTGTTTCTACTTCTTTTTCAGCGTTTAAAGTCAATTCCGTTTGGAATCTTACTTTTCCGGCGTCTTGTTTCTTTTGATCTTTGACGCGTCGGAAAAATGCAATATAATCTTTTCCTTGCATTAATTCTGCCATTAGTTATTTTTCTCCTTCTTTGTATAGGTAAAAGAAAAGTCCAGGACCACATGAAGCAATGGCTGGACATCTGTGTTATCGGGTATGATCTGTTTATCTGTTGTAGTGTGATTTAAGTTATATTCCCACTTTCCGGAAATATTCTTGACAAGCGTTTCTAAATAGGCTGAAATATCGTCCAAATAGGCCCGCTGTTCCCTTGTAGCGTAAATGTGGACCGTTTGCCCCACCGTTCCCCAAAGGTCGTTATTTTGGGCTTCCTGTGCCGTATTTTCGCCTATGTAAATAAAGGGGTATTTTGTTCCAGCTTCCGGCAAAAAATCAAAAGTTGGTGCTTTTACTTCCGCCAACTGATAAATCAATCTAAATAATTCATGGTTTGGCGTCATTTAAACACCCCTTTCATTACGTTGGTCATGTCTTCTTGAAATTGCGGTTGAATTTCCTGAACCGCCGGGCGCATGAATGGCGTCCCCGGCTGAAACCGGGTCCCATATTCCTGATATCCGGAATATCCGGGTTCGGCGTGAATATGTGCTTCCATACCGGGGTAAGAAGTAGTAATATGATTTTTCAAAAAGCCCGTGTCTTCAGGGGCTTTCTTCTTTGCTACTGCTT